GGGCGTATCGTAGTGGGTATTGATACGTCTGGTTCGATCAGTGGTGCCGAGATCACGCGCTTCCTTAGCGAGGTCAAGTCTATCACTGAGGACGTGCATCCCGAGAAGATCGACCTGCTGTATTGGGATGGTAGCGTATCGGGTCACGAAGAGTACGACGAGGGTAACATGAGCAGCCTTGTCGAGAGCACCAAGCCGCGAGGTGGTGGCGGGACTGATCCGCGTGCCGTCATGAACTACGTGAACAACCGCAACATGCAGCCCGAGTGTATCGTGATGCTAACTGATGGAGCTATTGGTGATTGGGGTAATGAGTGGACTGCGCCAGTTCTTTGGGCAATCACCGGACGGGGTATCACTGCCCCAAATGGTAAGTCTATCCAGATTGGAGACTGACCCAATGCTCAAGGCAATCGTAAAGATAAACTATAAAGAATATATTATGGACACGAAGGATGCGCTGCACATCTTAGACTTACTGAGCAAAGCAGAGCGGTACGAGACTAAGTATGACCACGAGAATAAGACTAAGACCTACCATGTGTATGACGTACTAGCAGAAGACGAGACTGAGCACTTAGAAGTAATACACGACAATCTGTACCGCATGGCGAAGCTGGCGGGCCGACCTGAAAAGTAAGCGTTACATTGTAACGCCTAACAACCAACCAACCAAGGAGCAACAACATGAGTATCACATCAAGCGCCGTACTGACGGAACTGAACCTTTCAGTCTGGACTGCCAACAAGGTGGACCGAGGTGCAACAGAGGACGTGAACAGGATCAACAACGCCGAGGTGAACGCGGCGCAGGTTCGCAAGAACTTGATGGCGGGAACAGTCATGCGCAAGAATATCGCTGACTACGCTGGTGCGTGTCGTACGTGGCATAATGCGCATACGCTGCCGTGGGCAGACAAAGGCCCGAGGCTGCTTCCGACTAGTCTGTTCATGGAATACAAGCAGGAGGTCAATGTGCGGCGGGACACATTCAACCGCATGGTGAACGAGTTTATCCAGAACTACCCGGCACTTGTGCAGACATCGAACCACTATCTTGGCAGTCTGTTCGACCCGAATGATTATCCCTCTGCTGACGAGGTGCGTAACAAGTTTGGGTTCCGGCTTATCTTTGCCCCGGTGCCCGAGAGCGGCGACTTCCGGTTGGACTTGCCCGCGCAGGAAATGGACGAGGTTAAGCAGGAGTACGAAGATAACTTCAAGGACCGGCTCGCCGACGCCATGCGTGAGCCATGGGATAGGCTACACAAGGTGTTGGCCGCTATCAGTGACAAGCTGGCTGACGCGGAAGGCGACGAAGAGACGAAGAAGCGTTACCACGATACACTTATCACTAACGCACAATCCCTGTGCGCCATGCTTACCCATCTCAACGTTACCAACGACCCCAAGCTGGAACAGGCACGACGTGACTTGGAACGTACTATGCTTGGCGCGGATATCGAAGTTATCAGGGAGAGCGCCGCAGAACGTGCGGACATCAAGGGCAAGGTTGATGCAATCCTGAAGCAGTATGAATGGTGAGGAGATGAACATGCTTAACGATATCGACTTCGACTATCCCGACCTTGGCTTGCCTAACCTTGTGTGGGCTAAGAGCAAGACCGAGACCTACGATAAACCAGTAAAGCTACTCGATAAACTAGCGCCACTGGCGTTTGAAGCTGCCAAGAAGTTCCCACGGTGGACGTTCGTGGGTGTTATTACTTGGGTGCAGGAAGATTGGTTGGGGGTAGGTAAGCTTAGAGTATACGAGAACCGGGAAGAGATTGGCGTACTCAACCTTACTACCCATACCCGGAGCGATACGAAGTACGTCCTTAGCAACGCGCGTATTGCCGAGGGTCGCAAGCGTGGCAACGGTACCGAGACCAAAGACGCTAAGAAGGCGCTGAGGCTGATGGCTAAGACGTTTGGTGCGAAGACTGTTAGCGAGAAGCTAGCCGAGATCGACGCCAAACTCTATGGCTCAATGGCTGGAGGGCACGCTAATATAAGTGATTTATACAGCAGAGTTTGGCACAATATAACAAAACACCTGCACGACTACGTGTTCAATAACTTCGAACAAGTAAGTGCCGCCGCGATAAACGCAGGGGCCAAAGCTGAGGACGTTAAAGAATTGCCCGAGCTAAGAGACGGACTAGACATAGCTAAAAAGCTATACGAAGCATACACAGCTAATGACGGCTGGACGGTGTTCATAAACGTCGGTACGTACGTGGTGCAGGATAGGGGCTGCAATAACACAAAACTATACACAAGTGATACACTACCGGGCTTTTTTAAGCGCAGCGTGGGTATGCTCAAGCTAGTGGAGAACGCAACGTTCTTGCGCGACGTTGGGTTCCGGCTGAACGAGAATGTCTTTTTTATCCTGAAGGAAGAAGCCAATGAGTAAGAAAGAAACAAGTAAACGCCTACGGGGTAAAGGCAAGCGGCCCGCAAAGGTGCATATCAATGTGCGCATCCCGGCTGACGTACTAGAGTTCTATAAAAACGAAAGCCCGGAATACACGGTCCTGATCCGCCAAGTTCTGACGGACTATGCGGCGGGTAAGATAAAATAGCTTGTGACACGTGTCACAAGGTTCTGAAGGGGTCACTCGAAAGAGTGGCCCTTTTTTTGTTTGACTTTGTCCAACGCACCTTATATAAGCCATACCCCAGAACGGAAAAACACATGGCTGGCACGCCCGAGAAAAAAGTAAAAGCTAAGGTAGTAGAGATACTTAAGGCGCATGGCGTCTACTATTTCTTTCCTGCTACGTACGGCATGGGGCGCAGTGGCGTTCCAGATATCATCTGTTGCTACAGGGGGCGCTTCCTTGCAATCGAGTGCAAGGCGGGGGGCGGCAAGACGACGGCCCTGCAAGACCGCGAGATCGAACGCATTAAAGCCGCTGGCGGTATAGCTACAGTAGTCAACGAGAAAACCATAGGCGACGTGGCCGTGCTGCTTAGCGGGTTGGGGAACAGTCATAAAACAGAAATAGCCCATAAGACCAAGCACAAATGAACATCATAACCCTAGACTTCGAAACCTACTACTCCCAAGCCTTCTCGCTGTCCAAGATAACGACGGAGGAATATATCCGCTCGCCTGAGTTCGAAGTCATAGGGGTAAGTGTGAAAGTGGACGACGCCCCCGCCGAATGGTTCAGCGGTACGAAGGAACAGACTAAGAGGTTTCTGGACAGGTACGACTGGGACAACGCAGTTGCCGTAGCGCACAACGCCATGTTTGACATGGCTATCTTGTCGTGGGTGTTTGATATCAAACCCAAGCGAATTGCAGACACTCTCTCTATGGCTCGTGCCTTGGGGCATGGCAGTGTCAGTCTGGCTACGCTGGTCAAGGAATATAAGCTGGGCGAGAAGGGTGATGAAGTTGTTAATGCGCTGGGTATGCGCAGACTAGATTTTGATGCGGCGGCGCTACGCCGCTACGCTGCTTACTGTAAGAACGACACGGAGCTTACTTATAAACTGTTTAACGTCTTGGGGACGGGTTTCCCCCTGTCTGAGCTTAAGCTTATCGACTTAACCATCCGCATGTTCAGCGAGCCAGTACTGGGACTGCACGAAGGTGCACTCAAGGCGCACTTAGACTGTGTACGCTTCGATAAAGAAGCTCTGCTGCGTAAGGTGGAGGCCGACAAAGAAGAACTCATGAGCAATCCGAAGTTTGCCGAGGTGCTTAAACTATACAACGTAATACCCCCTACGAAGATCAGCCCGACCACGGGCAAAGAGACCTTTGCGTTTGGTAAGAACGACGAAGGATTCAAAGCGTTGCTGGAGCACGAAAACCCTGCGGTACAGGCACTAGTGGCCGCACGGCTGGGTGTGAAGAGTACGCTGGAAGAAACAAGGACCGAGCGGTTTATTGGTATTGCGCAGAGAGGAAAACTTCCTATCCCGCTGCGTTACTACGCAGCGCACACGGGTAGGTGGGGAGGCGACGACAAGGTGAACATGCAGAACTTGCCGCGTAAGTCGCCGCTTAAGCACGCCATCGTCGCACCAGAGAAATACAAACTGATTGACAGCGATAGCAGCCAGATCGAAGCGCGCACCTTGGCGTGGCTGGCGGGGCAGTATGACTTGGTCGATGCTTTCGAGAAGGGCGAAGACGTGTACAGGCTTATGGCGGCCAAGATTTATAACAAGCGGGAAGAGGACGTAACTAAGGACGAACGTTTTGTGGGTAAGACCACGATCCTAGGCTGCGGTTACGGCATGGGCGCTGCCAAGTTCCAGAAGCAGCTAAAAGTTTTCGGCGTTGAGATTAGCGAATATGAAGCAAAAACCATCATCGAAGTCTACCGCAGATCATACCCAGCAATCCCGGCGCTGTGGCGTGAGGCCGGTGAAGCCCTTCAGGCTATGACCAATAACCAGTCTGCTCCGCTGGGGCGCGACGGCGTGCTACTTGTAGAAGGGGCGAAGGGCATTAAGTTACCAAACGAACTATACCTGCGTTACCCGAACCTGCGCCGCTGGACTAACGACCAAGGTAAAGAAGAACTTGTTTACGATACTAAGCGTGGGAAAACTGTGGTCCCTAACCGCATTTACGGTGGCAAGGTAGTCGAGAACGTGTGTCAGGCGCTGGCGAGAACGATCATAGGCGAACAGATGCTGCTGATAGCGAAAAAGTACAAGGTCGTCATGACGGTGCACGACGCTATTACATGCGTTGTACCCGAAAACAACGTTAAAACAGCGCAGGAGAATATTGAGATGTTTATGCGATTGCGCCCCGCTTGGGCACAGGAACTGCCGCTTAACTGCGAAGCAGGTGCGGGCAAAAGCTATGGAGATTGCTGATGGACAAAGAAGACAAGAAAGAAAACATTCACCCGGCCATAACGCTGCTTGTTAAGCGTGTGGAGAGTAACCCCGAAGAGTTTATTTGTGGCAAGTGGTCTTGGGTAGATACGGCGCTCACGAAGCATTTAAACAACGAAGAAATTAAAGTGTACAACGCTGCTCTTCGTAAACTTCACATGCAGCGGCTTCATGAGGCGGTAATGAAGCAGATACTGGACCCGCAGCCGGAGCAGGGGGATTTGTTTGCTAACCTGCAGCAGCAAGTCCTAACTTCGTACCAGCAAGCGAAGAAACTCATTGAGATTCCGTAATGACCAGCGACTACAAGTTTACTCAAGATTGGTTTCACTGGGCACCCGAGGTATGGGAAAAGTTTATACCGCTGCTGCCCGGGCGCGAACGTATGCTGGAGCTTGGTGCGTATGAAGGTCGCAGCACGGCATGGATCGTAGAGCACATGCTGGAGGATGGTGGAGTATTGCTATCCGTGGATACATGGCAGGGGGCGGAAGAGCATGTCGCGGCTGGCGCGGACATGGGCGCTGTCGAAAATAATTTTGACCACAACGTAAGGATACTGAACGAAAAATATGAGTGTCGTACCATTCTGAAGTTTAAGAAAACTTCTTATGAGGCCCTCGCTTCACTGGCTGGTGGGCCGCCTTTTGACTTCATCTACATCGACGCCTCCCACACTGCTCCCGATGTGCTGACCGATGCCTGCGTAGCTTGGCCGTTGTTAAAAGATAACGGTATAATGGTGTTTGATGATTATCTGTGGGGTGATATCAGGGACATTTTGCATAGACCCAAAGTGGCGGTTGATGCGTTTGTGAATATTTTTTCGGAGCAGCTTAAACCCGTGCACTTAGGTTATCAGTACATCATAAGGAAAGAAAAATGACTGACGAAGTCAAAGTAGCTGTGAAAGACGCAACCAAGAAGCCGAGCATTATGATCGCCACGCCTATGTACGGCGGCATGTGCACGGGGCACTATGTTCACGGCTTGCTTCGCACGATGAGCAAGATGCGGGAAGTTGGCGTCAATATGTTCTGGGCGCACAGCATGAACGAGAGCCTAATTACCCGGGGGCGTAACGAGCTTGTGCGTTTGTTTCTCGAGCACGACTTTGACTGCCTACTATTTATCGATGCTGATATCGGCTTCGAGGCCGAAGCGGTTCTGACACTGCTTGCTGCGGACAGGGATATTGCCTGCGGTATGTACCCCAAGAAAGAGGTCGCTTGGGACAAGATCAACAAGGCAGCCAAGGAAGGTAAAGACAACCTGCAAGATTATGCAGGGGCGTTTGTGTTTAATATGGTAGGTGAAAACCACGCTGAGACCGACCCCGATGGCATGATTGAGGTTCGTCATGGCGGTACGGGGTTCATGATGATTAAGCGCGGGGTGTTCGAGCATCTCAAGCCCCACGTCCCTACATACCGCGTATCAACCCACACCGACCCGGTAACAGGTGAATATATTAAGCCGCTTACCTATGAGTTCTTTGCTACCAGCATCGACGCTGGCGGTGCGCTGCTGTCTGAGGACTATCACTTCTGCGAACTGTTTCGTAAGCACGGCGGCAAAGTCTATGCTAACCCATTCCTGAAACTGGAACATGTGGGTACGTACGTATACGGGGGCAACATCCTTATATCGGGGGGTAATTTGAAGTGACTGACAGGTTTGAACGCAGCACCAAAGGTCTTCGTGCAGAATGAATCTATTCTGGACCCCGGACAAAGAAAAAATTCTTAGGGCGCTGTGGGATAAAGAGTTATCCGCCAGACAGATCGGGGCCAAAATCGGGGCAACGAGAAACGCTGTCATCGGCAAAGCCCGCAGGTTAAAGTTGGCGGTACGCGTAAGTAACGTGGGCTACGCGGTGATGAAACCGAAAGCAAAAATTGCACCACCTCCGCCACCTCCACCTCCGCCTAAGGTAATCGAGGTTGAGGAAGAAATTGTGTACAAAACAGTGCGCGATGCCGTGATGGGGTTAAAGCCCGAAGATTGCCGTTGGCCTAACGGAGCGCCGCACGAAAACAAGCTTTCTTTTTGCGGGGCACCACAACTCCAAGGGTTCTCGTACTGCCTTAAGCATTGCCGCTCTGCGTACGATAACTTCGAAGAAGCACAGAAAAAGAAGCAAGCCAACAAAGGAGAACGTTGATGGGCGCTGGAGCAGACATGCTGTCGGAAACCCTTCAGGTAATAAGGAACCGGGGTGCGAACTACGGGCCTATTAAACCGAACCACGAGCGCATCGCAGCCCTATGGTCTACGCTGCTGGAACATCCGGTAACCCCTGTTCAGGTTGCCATGTGTATGGTTGGTGTTAAGCTGGCACGTTTGATGGAGACGCCCGACCACGTTGATAGCGCCGTGGATATTGCGGGTTACGCGGCGTGTATCAGGGAGTGTCAGGGAGACGCCGGATGAAGACCGAACGGATTCTTAGAAAAAAAGCAAACGAGCTAGGGTTGGAGTATCTTGGTTTGGAGAACCGCAGCAAGCACGCGCGTATGTCATTCAGGAACCGAGAAGGTAAGGTCCTTGTTACGACAACGCACTACACGGATAGAGAAAACCATAATATCAAGAAAGACATATACAGGCTCGAGCGTTTTGCGGAGTGCGAGTATCTACCAACCATGCTTGTAGTGTAGGAGAACAAACATGCTAGAAACGAACAGAGATTTTTTTGCAAAGCTACGCGAAGAGAACGCCTCTACGGAGAAGTATATTGACGCTGTGTGGGCGTTACGGTACCCCAACCCACCACCCAAGTCGTCATCCGGCTGGCCTTACACTAGCCTTCAGGCGCGGGCGGGGC